CCATGCATTAACATTTACGACACTTGGTGAAACGAACCATTCACGTTGGGGTATCGAGCCGGTCATTGCTGCTATCGCTTCTATTTTTAATTTAAATAGAAAACGTTAGTATAACAACAATTGAATCATGTATTTGATAACAAAAGAATTAATGTTACCATTATTAAATAATTCCCACAATGAAGCAGCCTTTTCGGGAGCAATTAGATTTGCATCTTCTAACAATAAAAAAAGTAATAAAACTAAAATGAGTAATAAAACTAATTCTAAAGTTAAAAAAATATTAAAAACTAAAGCTCTGAAAAAGGGCATCAATGCGGTAAACCGGCTTAAATCTGCGCAAATACTAAAAGCGCCAATAGCACACGTTATCGTACTGAACCAACTTGTTAAAAAGTTTGGATTTGACGTTGGTCCAGCGATAACACAAATTATTACATTCCATGATTCCTGTATTAGAAACCACAGTTGTATCGAAGGCACAGCAAGATATAACAGCATACGTGGTTATGCCATTAAATTACTGGAAGGGGGTTCTCCTGATTCCCCCTCTCGCGTTGCCGTCGGTAAGAAAGACCGGTGGCCGTCCGCCTTTAATTTATTACGCCCCTTATTCTATCGAGTAAGGAATGGCAATTGTAAAAGGTCGGATAGGGTTATCCGATCGATCTTGTATTTAAATCGTTTGTGTGCAGGTAATGGTAATCCTGATTTTACTCAGATCACGAAAACCTTTGACGTGTCTATGGAATTTAAGAACAGATATGAGAACTACGTTAAATCTAATGTAGCTCTTAATACTGAAGAGCTTATCACTAAACCCTCTATGCGTGTGCTGTCCAACGGTCCTAATGGGAAACCTAAATGGATGACGGCGGATGTAGAAGCATACGCACTTCTTAATTCTAAACTTAATATACCATTCAAAGACCTTTGCTACGCCACAGGTAATGTTGATTTGTACACTTGTATGGAATCAATTGCACTTAAACAAAGCAGGGTTACTCGAAAACGGTTGAGATATATTACAACTATTCGCGACAAAGGCAATAAGTGCCGTTTAGTAGCAATTTCTGACTACTGGACACAAGTATTGCTGGAACCTATTATGTTTAATATTCAAGAATACACTAAACAACGTTTTAAAGAGGTAAGCTATAGTAATGATCACGCAGAAGGATTTAATAATTTGAAAAAATATATTAGACCCGGCGTGGAAAGTTATGACGTCACATCATGGACTGACGCTTTCCCAAATTCATTACAGTTTATCTTCATGAAACAACGATTCGGTTTGGCCATTGCGATTGCTTGGCAAAACTTAGTCGTGTCATGTGTGTGGGATGTTAAAGGAAGCACTACCCCCGTAAAATACGAAAGGGGGCAAGGAATGGGCACCAATGGGTCATTCGATATTGCTACAATTACAGACCTCTTTCTTTTGGAAATGATCTATAAGGAAGAATATAGTATGGATATCTCCGTCGACTTATTTAATAAAGTTGGCGACGACTTATGGTGTTACGATCCTGATAAACAGGTTCTAAATACCTATCCGAAGTTATGTGGTATGGATATTAACATGAGCAAAACTAAATCAGCGACTGATGAAAATTTAGTCGGTGAATTCGTTTCACGCTCTCTTAATAACGGTTATGATGTTAGTAGAATTTCATCTAACATCTGTCGGAG